TCCTGATGGAGTGTTTAGTAATTCTACTTTTCCCATTAAATCATCTCCGTCCCACCATAGGTCTTTTACAACATGTGATGCATTTTTTAATGATACAATTGGAGATTCTGGGTGATCTAATTCACCATATGCATTTCCTACCTTAACGAAATTCTCTATATACTCTCTTACTTGATCTTCAAGTATTTCTCTTTTATAGATTCTTCCGTTTTGGTTTTTAGCTCCTGCTCTTTGCATAATACCTGTTACTTCAAAAACACCTGGGTTGATTTTTGATTCGGTAAGAAGTCCTTTGAAAGGAGTTACGTTTATTAATAGTGGATTGTTCATTATAATAAGTCTTTTAATGATACTGATTCAAAAATACTTTCATCCGTACCAGCTTCGAATTCAATCTTCCAATTATCACCAAAACCATCACTATTATACACTTCACCATCCTTAGCTCTAAAAGTAAACCTACCATCACCTAGATCTTTCACTACAGTACCTACATATGTATTATCATCATTTGTGTTAATGAAAATTACTTTTTGTTTAGGTTTAGGTCCTTTAACTAACCTTTGTCCACTTTCCCATTCTCCATAAGGCATCATATCACCTTCGTGTGATTTACTTTGGTATTTTTCCCATTCTGCTCTTAATTCTTTTTCTGATTTGTTTTCTTTAAATAAATCATCAAAATCTTCTTCATCACTAGCTTCGTCTTGTCCTAGTGGGAATGGAATATCATCATCTTCTTCTTCGTCTGGTTGATTCATCCAGTGCTGATCGTAAGGATAGTCTGCATAGATTGCTTCGATTCCTCTACCGTATCCGTAGATTTGATTATCTTCTAAGAATCTTACTAATTCATCTGCATTTTCAGCCTCATCTGGACCTGTCATGATACTATGGATTCTGTCTGTGTATCCAAAGATTCCATTATCATCTAAATAATCTGATAGTTCACTTTTGTAATATGAATCTTCTTTTGGTCCTTGCATTTCGTATACTCCTTCTCCTTCTCCGAATTCATTTCCTTCAGTAAGTATATTCTTAATTACTCCTTTAATTGCTTCTTTTAATGCAGCTTTTTTTAATCCATTGAATTTATCAACTGCATTATCTTTCTTTACATCAACCATTTTATCGTGAAGGTCTACTTTTTTGCTTACTCCAGCAACTTGATTTGTATAGAAGATTGTATCTTTTTCTAAATTCTTAAGAACTTTTCCTAATGCTTTTTTATATTCTTCCGGTGTTGGAGTGCCTAATATATTTAATCCTTCCAATTCAACTCTTAATCCTCTTAAGATTTGTTCGTATGGATATTTGTCCATATCGTTGGTTACTTTATATCTGTAATCTGGTAAGCTTTTGTTTGTAATTCTAGCTTCTTTTATAGTTTCTTTTTTACCTCCTCTATCTCTTCTTTGCTTTTCTGTTGATGCTTCTTTTCTTGTTTCGTATACATCCCATGTATTTGGAATAGTTTTAAAAAAAGCTTTTTGATCGTCTTCGTAATTGATCTCTTCTATGTGATGCTTTCCTTGCTTATCTGTGTAAACAATGAATGGATGATCAGTTACTTTTCTACCTTCTTGAATTTTAACTTCTTGGATCATTCCTCTGTTCTTAAGAATTTGAACAGCATCATCGTATCCGTTGAAACGAGTTACTAGGTTTGGTTGCTCCATTCTAGCATCTCTTAGGAATTGTTCTTTTGTGAACTTCCCTTCGTTTATTCCGTTATATTTTTCTTGTAATGTTCTCATTTTTTACTTTTGTTATCTGTTTTTTGAGAGTTTTTTACTTTATTGTTAGTTGATTTTTTTGTCTTACCAACAATTTGCATTCCTAATTTTTCCGATATTTTAACACCGGCATGGGTATGTAAGTCTTTTTCTGTTGTAAAAGCAAATGGTGCTTCAGCATTACCTGCATCTTCTTCGTGTAGGTAACTAACCATCTCTGTATTATAAGGACGTTTTTTCAACTTAACTGTCTTGAATCCTAATCTCTCTCCTTGTTTTGTAGCTGCATTTTTACCTTGTCCTGGTTTAGCAAACATATTTGGAGTTAAATAACCTAATCCTCCAGTAGTACTCATTTCATCAAGTACCTCTCTTATTAATTCTATTAAGTGTGACCTTTTCATACTTTTTTCAATTCTCCTACTAATTCATAATACTGCATAAGTGAAACTAAATGATTATCTGTAACCTTTTCTGTATTTTTAACTGGAGTGATTGTCTTAAATATCTCGTCTAGTTTAATTTTAACGATTTGATCTTCTACCTTTGGTTTTAATTTAGTGATTTGTACTTGTATTTTACCTAATTCCTCGTTAACAATCGTTCTTAATTTTGTAGTTGAGTTTGCAGAGATAATAAATTCCTTTAGTATGTTTTTTTGTTCTGGTAATAAATTGTCATACTTACTGTTGAATTTCTCTAGAAGTATTTTATATGTAAGTAATCTTAGATCCTTATCGTATTTTGAATATTCTTCAATTAAAGTATCTTTTGCATTATTTGCATCTTGTTTTGTTTGTAGAAAATGCTCAAGTAGTGTTGTTTTATTATCTACAAATACTTGTGGATCAACTAATCCTTCAGTATTTTGAGCTTCTAATAAACAATAAAGAGCAGCTAATGGTTTGTAGCTTTCTACTTTAATTGAGAAAAAATCCTCTAAATTATAGTGGCTTTTTAACTCTTTTATTAACTCGTATTTTTGTTTATTCAGAGTAGTAGTTTCTATCTTTCTAGATAATTCTACAATAGTGGATAAAATTGCTTCTGCTTTTCTTTGACCTACTCCTTTATTCTTTAATACAAAGTCATATAGTTTAAATTCTCTAACAAGAGAGGTATTTCCTGTATAGAATTTTTTTAATATCTTAACTGCTGGTGAATCTTTTCTTGACAGGGTATCGGCTGCTATTTGTTTTACTAGTAATTCAAATATCAACCCTGTATTCTTATATTTACTGTGTTTTACTTTCACGGTATTCTTTGATTTATTAATAAATAGGTGTTAATTATCTAAATTATCCTTAATATTATCTTCATTCAATAAGTCGGATTGTTCTTCTAGTTTCTCTTCAAAGATTAATGTCTTTTTATTAGTAGGGAACATATTCTTATTCTGTGTTAATACTAATTTTGCCTTAAGATTGCTTTGTACTTTCTTCTTAGATATATCTTCACTTACATTTTCATTATCGCTAGGGAAGCCACCTTTCATTCCATGTACTCCTAATCTATCTCTACCACCCATTGGATCTTTTTGTGTACCTAGAATTGAGAATTTCTCTTTTGGTTTACCCTCCGGCTGCGGGTCTCTCTCATCATATCCGGCAGGTACGTCTCCTTGCTCTCTTGCTCCGTAGATAGAGGCTAAGTCATGCGGTGTTCCATAGGATTCCCCTGTTACAACAGGATCATTACCTTCGTTTTCTATTTGAGATAACCTAAAGCCACGTTTTGCATCCTCTCTAACAAGATCTCTCATTTCGTTGTACTTATCTTCTGATAAGTTAAAGATATAGTCGTAGATATAATCTGATGAGAATAATTTTGTTTCTTGCATTTGACGAGCTAGGTCATTTTTCTCTTTTAATAAAGCTACTTTTTCCTGCTCGAATATAATAGATGCTGTAGATAATTTAATTTCAAAATTGGTTAGAGACTCTCCTCTGAATCCTTGGGAATATAAATGCACTAAACCAATTTTAGTTAATTCACTTTCTACAATTCTTTGGATTCTTTCTACTGTTCTTGCAAAACGAATATCTTCTGCTGCTAGAGTTGCTTTACCTGTTAAATCTTTTTCGAATCCGAAATAAGCTTTTGGCACTTTCAATGCAGCGAACATCTTATCTCTTAGGTATTCAACGTCTTTTATTCCATCATACTCTAATCCTTTTGTAGTTTCAATTTTTGTAGAAGTATCTCCTCCTCTTACTGGAAGATAAAAATCCTCCATCATATTCATCATATTGAATTTCAGGTTATATTCACCTGTTTGTGGATCAACATAAGGAGTTTTCTTGATACTATTAATTGTCTTTTGCATGAACTGCTCTACCTCATTTGGTGGAATAGCTCCTACATTTATATAGAACATTCTCTTCTCAGGAGCTCTCATGATACGGTGAATTAACATCGCATCTTCCATCAAGGTCATTTGTTTGTAGATTTTTCTAGCTGGTTCTATATAAGATCTACCATAAGGAAGGTAGTTTGTATCTGCAATTAATCTAAAGTGTGCTACTTCATAGTTATCTAGATTGATAACTTGCTTGTTTGAGTTAGGAATATAGTTTGGATCTGCTGAGGAAGCTAATCCGTCTGGATCGATTGTAAAGGTTACTTTGGTTGGATTATCCTTATCTACTCCTTCATGTCTAACCATATGGTAAACCGTGTAAGGGAGTACATTATAAACTCCAAATTCTTCTGAGATTTCTAATTTTAAGAAGAAATCACCATACTTACACATATTTCTAATCCATGACCATAAATTAAATTCTATATTTAATACATCATAGTATAAGTTATAAAGAACTCTTTGTATGTTTTCATCTGAGGATTTTATAGATAATACCTCATTGTATTCATTTCTTAAGGTAGCTTCATCTGCTAATATATCCAAACATGATGCAATAAAAGGATCTGAATCCATTGCTTCATAATCAGAATATAATTGAATTCTTAATGTTTGATAATTAAGATTTGGATTAAATATATTCTTATTGTTGTATATGTATAGACGTGAAAACCTATCTAGTAATGCATTTGTTTGATATTTACCAGTAGTTTGTATCTGGTTGATATCTGCTATTTTTAATTCATCTCCTCCTACATTCCTAACTAAGATGTCTGTTGAGAATAATCTCTGTAGATTGGAGAATAGATTTCTTTCTGCCATTGTAAAATGTTTTATTTATAAATAGGGGTTATCCCAATAGCCAGGAAAGATCCTCATCCCCTTGACTTGTTTTCATAAGATAAGGATTATTTTTCATAGGAGCAACGTTAAAAACCGGTGTACCTTCTCTTTGATTCAGACTTATAAGTGAATTCATTGTAGCTCTTGAAAGGTCCATTCCTTGTTGTCTCATTCTAACGGCTGTATCTCTAACATAAAGTGCAATGGCTAGTGGCATTACAAGGTCATCATTGTATCCAATCTGGGCTTGTGGTTTTCCATTCTTCCAAACAAAGACCCTTAACTCGGACATTGTTCTCTTGGATTTAATTGTAACGGATTTTTCTCTGATGTATTCAGTTAGTTTTGCTATTACAAGAGGTCTTGTTTTTAATGACATTGTAAATCCTGGAACTAATTTATCTCTTTCGAATTTGGCCATATAGGATTCTACTGTTTCAGTATCTGATCTTGATGAGTAGTACAGATTTTTATAGTCTCTGGCAAGTACCTGTTCTATTGTTGACCATCCTATGTTTGCATTTTCTATTACAAGAAGTGCATCATTGTATTCTGTTGCTACTCCTACTAAGACATTTCCAAATTCTTTAGGTGATAGTTTACCTTTATATTCTCCTACTTGTGTACATGATTCTATATCAAATATGTGGAATGTAGAGTAATCGGTAGAATCTCCTCTAGATACATCGGCAATAATCATATAAGATTTCTGATAATCTACTCCTTCCCATATCCAAAGATTTCCATCTACCCCTCTTTTTTCAATAGGTTCTTGTATAAATGTTTCTTCATAGAATGATAGTAATTCAGGTTCAATTACAGTATCTCCTGATGATAGGAAGTCACAGTCACATTCCTGTGCTGCTGCTCTTACTCCTAGTTTTCTATCTTGTTCATCTCTCCAGGATTGATCTCTTTCCGGATGTACTGTCCATGGTAGTTTAACTGGAATGAATCCATTATCTCCTGCCTCAGCATCTACCCATGCTTTATGAAACCAATTACCTATACCATTTGGAGTTGATAATGCCATACATTGTCCTCCTGTTGCTAGGGTTTGTTGTGCTGCAGTATATGTTTCTTCAATATTATCAATAAAAGCAGCCTCATCTATTAGTAACAATGATACTGCTTCTGAACGAGCAGCATCTGTATTTGATGATTTAGCTGTTATTTTAGAACCGTTTTTTAATCTAAGTGATAATTTATTTTTTTCTGTAAAAGGTAATTGTAACCATTTTGGTAGATTCTCATACATGAAAATCGTTTTAGTTACAAGGTTTCTAGCTGTTGCTTGGGTAATAGCTAATGCAAGTACGTTTTTATCTTTATGGAAAAGCATTAACCAAAGAGCATATGCTGATGCTAGGGTTGAGATTCCTAACTGTCTTGATTTTAGAGTGATAATATAATTTTCATCTCTAAATAAATGCAATACGCTTTCTTGGAATGGATATAGATTGAATAAGATTCTACCTCTTTTTGGATGCTGTATGTAGCAATATTTTCTCATAAAGTATGCAGGATCTTTTGCACACTTAATATATTCTTGGGCTACTATTTGTTTTAAATCTTGTTGTGACATATTATATAATTATATATAATAAATATCAACATATAAAAAAACCCACCTTTTTGGGGTGGGCTTATCTAATTTATAGTTTAATTACTCAGCTGATTCTTCTATATTTCTTGAATTAGTAGTTAATTTGTTTTCTACTAAAAAATTTCTTAAATCAAATCCTTCTTGTAATGCTTCTACTTTTTCTGCTTTTGGAGCTGAAGCTGATTTTTCTTTTTTGTTAAATTTTTTATCAAATGCTGCTTCTAATTTTGTTACTGCTTTATCTATCGCTGTAATATCTTTACCTAATTTTATAAGATCTGCTTTACTCATATATTGTGCATGCTCACTTTCCTCTAGGCTATTTTTTCTTTCCCTAAGTGCTTCAGCAATTTTTTTCATTTCTGAGATTTTATATGTCTCTGCTACTTTGTTAGTTCCTTCCTCAATCCCTTTCATTAACTCATCAACTGTATTGTATTCTGGAATTACAGTTTCTTTAGTCATTTCATCTCCTTCTTCAAGATCTCTTTCACGTTCTGCTTCTCCTCTGTACATTGCTTGATCTATATTTCTATCAATTCTCTTTTGTAATTCTTTCTCTTCTGGATAATCTTCCATATAGTCTGGATCTAATCCTAATGCGTTCTCTACTAATCTAGTTAAGTATTTGTCTCTTTGTGTCATTTTATTTTCTTTTACTGTTTCTTTTTCTTTTACTCCTATTACACTTTCATCAATGTCAAAATGATCAGCTTCAAGTGCTTGCTTAGCTCTACGTAATCCCATACCATCGAATGCTCTAACAATAATCTCATCATCAAATGTACCTGCCTTTGCAACTGCATCTACGCCTGCATTGTCTAATACTTGTTGAACATATTCAGCATCGTTATATGTAAGTGTAAAAGAATATCCTTTTGCTTCGTCTACTCCTTCTTCTACTCCTTCTCTTTCCATCTCTGCATCAAAATCAAGTTGTCGAATTGCTTTTAACTCTTCTGGTGATAGTCTTTTAGGTGGTACACGATCTGGATGTCCTAAATTATCTGGTCCTAGTTCTTTTCCTGATGCTAGCCAGTCTTGTGCTGATTGAATTCCCCAGTTACTTCTTAGCACATGCGCTCCATAAGTTTTTGGAGCATTTTGTAATGCTTGTTGTGCTTCTTCTTCGGATGGAAACATTTTTATAAATTGCTGTATTCCTTTATTTGGTTCACCGTACATTACCCAGTATCCTGAGATGTCTGATCCTTCGTTTAAAAGCTGTGTGTTTTTTGTAAGTTTATTCTCTGTTAAGAATTGTCTTAAATCAAAGTTATCTGCCATTGTGCTTTATATTTTGTTTATAAATAGTTTAGTGTTTAATTAACCGATAATGTCTGCATAATCAAGATATAGTGTGTTTGATCTACCTTCTTTCTTTGGTAATGCATTTGTTGGAAATGCTCTTAGTTCAATACCATTAGTTACTCCGATATGGTGATTAAATACTAATGCTGGTAGTTTATTATCTTCTTCTACTTGTGTTAGGTTTGTATACAAGTTATGTACTTTAACTGTTACATTATTTCCGTTTCTTGTAAAATCTTTTTCTGTAAAATCCTGTTCTACTACTATAGTTGGGTAGGCTGTTTCTGATCCAAAAATAGTTTCGTAATCAAAATCTGTAGGAGCATTAAGTATTACCACTTTTCCCCAATTCCTTCCATTAGGGTCTTGCATAAAGTATTTAGATTTCTTTGCAGCATCAGGTCTATTTATTAAAGTTAGATTTGGAATTTCTCCTGCCTGTGCTTTTGTCATAAACTTTTTATAAAGCTCTGCAAATCTTGTTTTACTACTCTCCCATCTTCCACCTATTTTTTTCTTAATAGAAACTCCTAGTACAGGTTCACCATTTGAATAAAGATCAATATCTGATTTACTAAATTCACTATGTCCACTCCAAGATGCATCTTCTGTTTCATCTACATTCTTTACTTCATAGGTTCTTTTACCATCTGTAAAGGTTACATCTACTAAACCTCCTGCTAGTTCTATCTGATTCTGTAATATTGCTTGGAATGATTTTTCGTTTAACTTTCCATGACCTCCTCCTATTTGAGCAGATAATGGCTTATGTATAACGCTTATTCCATCCCTAGTTGCTGTATTTCTAGATATCTGTTCAAATCCTAAAGGTTCTACTGCAGCAAAAAAATCAGGTCTAGTCATATCCGTTATATAAATTATCTTTGATCTTGCTTCTGATTTGATAAGTTCCTTAGGTATTTCCAAAACATCCGCTACTTCTAACGCTACTTTCTGTGCTTCTGTAGATAAGTAATCAAAGTCTTTCTTACCACTTGCTTCAGCTAATACCTTAGGTAGTGTTATTTTGAAGATTTGCTCAAAAACTTTTACATCCTCAGGATTATTCATATCTGGATATCCTTTCTTACAACGAAAGGCCCATTCTGTTAGTATTTTATCTACTACGCTCATTATAGTGCTGCTGGTGTTTCTTCTTCTGGTCCTCCTCCTGCTGGTTCAGCCCCAAAATCAGCTCCGGCTGCTTCACCACCTTCAGGTGCTCCTGCTCCACCACCTCCTGCTGCTGGTTCAGCTGGTGGTGCTTCTCCTCCGAATTGTTCTGCTCCTGGTTCTTCTCCTTGGGAGATTGGTCCACTTACTAATATTCTATTTAAAGCATCAATTCCTTGTTGATATGTCGATACTGTTGATAAGTGGTAATTCTTACCTTCTATGTTTGCATCAAACTGTAAATAATATGCCGGGTCGTTTGGATCTAGTTTGTTGTTTTTAGGTTTCCCTGTCCACTTTAAGATGAATGTCTGTCCGTTTTTAAGCACAACTTGAAAAGTAGATGGTTTAGGAGATAACCACTTTACGTCTTCAACAAATTCATCGAATTCACTAGTCATTAATGTTTTCAAAGTCTTTTGTACTGGTGGAAATTTTCCTAATATTTCTTGTGTTGAAGTTTTTAGTGCAGGTGCTTCTTCTCTTAGTACTTCTACGTATGCTTCTAATATTATATCTCTTAGTTCTGATCTTTTCATATTACTTTTTCTTTCTTTCTTGTAAAGCTACTGCTGCTATATTTACCTGTTGTGGTTTATTTACTTCATAATCTAAATACTGTCTTGCTGCAGATAAATTTGCTTTTGCATTAACAATTTTAGCTTGCCACCAATGTGGAAAATCAACTTCTTGATGTCCTTCAAATTGTGATATTAATTCGTATAGACTTTTTGCCGATTGCATTATACCGTAAATATCTCCTAAAAGCATTCCTGGTTCATCATCTTCATGACCTAAGTCTAGATCTTCTCTTATATTTTTTGAAAATCTATTTTTTACTTTGTCTAATTCATCTGTAAAAGCATTCATTAACTCATTAAACTTAGAAGGATCTTTCATCACTGCTTTAATCTTATCTCTTTTTTGAGAATCTGATAGTTTTTTATTATCAATCCATCCTCTAGCATCTGCTGCATGCATTGGATCTTTAAAAAAGTCTTTTACTCCTTCTGCTGATTCTTTATCTTGAAGTGCTTTTTTCATAGTCTCTTCTTCGTTACCGTCTTCATCAAAATCTCGATAATCTGGTCTAGCTGCTTCTGCTACTTCGCCTTCGTAATCATCATCATAATCATCATCAGGAGCATCACATGCTTCTAAATCGTATTGAAGTTGTTGTTTTAATTCTTTAGCTGATTCTCCAGGATAGTCTGTTGCAAGTCTAGCTAAGATTTGTGGGTCATAAATCATAGAGTCTGCTAGATCGGATGCAAATTCTGTACTTCCTGCATCATCAATTGCTCCTTGCAATACTTCTCTATACTGTTCTTCTGTATAAGGAACAACTCCTTGAGGTTTTTTTTCTCTTGGTTTTCTTTCTCTTGGTTGTCTCTTAAAAAAGTCTGGGTTATCCTGTAAAACTTTTTCTTTTCTAAAACTTCTAACAGGTCCGTTATTTTGAGATCCCATAACTAAGCCATCTTTCATTCCTGTAAATTCAAAAGTACCTAGTCCATTTATATTAAAAGCTCTTTCTTGTAACATTCCTTCCGGAATATATTTGTTTATCTGTGAAGGATCTGATTCTGGTTCCATTGCTGCCATTTGATCATACTCATCATCTGTTGGTTCTTCTACAAATTTTTGAATAGCAGTACTATCTTTTAACTTATCTGTAAGTTGTTGATCTCCTCCTGCTATCTCTGCCTTTCCTGATCCACCTGTCGGTACAGATACGTCATCTGCTATTACTTCAAACTTGTTATCTGGGGTCTTAATGCTAAGTTCATTTTTAGCTCCGTTTGGATTTATACTAAATTCATATACCCCTTCTTTACCATCTTTTGCATACATTACTTTTATTTTAAAAGTATTATCTCTGTTGGATACAACTTGTGCTTTACTACCTTCTTTAAATTCAACTTTTGCATCTCTAAGTGCTATAATTAGCGGCTTAACTACCTCTCTACCTACAACTATTGATTCTTTAGTTGTAAATTTTCTACCAGCTTCTTCTGATATATTTTCTTGAGTTGCTTTTGCTTGTAGATCATCTTCTTTTGCAGCTGCTAGGGCACTTTGTGCTGCTTTTTTATCTAAAGGAGATTTGGCAGTTTGAAGTTGTCTTGTTGCATCTTTTATTTTTTCTTGAGCTGCAGCAATAGCATCCTTTTTAGCTTGAACTTCTAATGGTGTCATCTCTTCTTGTACTAATCTCATTAATTTTTTCATTGGTTAGTCTATAAATATAGTAATTATTTCTCTATTATACAAATAAATAGAGATTTTTTTTATTGACAATGGTAATTTAGGTATCTCTGTAATGCTTTTGCATAATGAGTACCTTTATCTTTTAACTCTGCTTTTGCTGCTCTTACTTTTGTGCAGGTTAGCTTTCCTAATCTATCTTTTAATATTCCTGGTTGAACAGGATCATCTATTCCTTCTTCCAAAGCTATTACTTTATTTGATGTTCCAAAATTTTGTGTTCTCATTACTGTTTTTGCTATTGCCTTGTTTACCATTCCCTTGAGGTCTGTTTCTCTTGTAAACGGTATATTAATGCTAGTATTTCTGTCTTTAACAACAAGTTCATGATATCTTTTAAGAAAGTCAATAAAAGCTTCTTTCTTTTTTGCCAATCTACTAAAAAATGCATCTAACTCATCTTGTGTTATATCTTTTCCATTTCTCTTATTATTTGCTTGCTGAAGGAAATGGGGTGCTGCAAATTCAATGTCAATAGGGTTTAACTCTGCATCTGCATGTCTTTCTACTGAGTTTAATTCAGAAGAAGTCATTTCTTTAAGAATTTCTTTAATTGTCTCTTTTAGTTGGCTTTTTTTCATACTAATTCTCCCAAACTATATTTTTAAATTTTTCCTCCGGTAATGAATAGTAATCTGTTTTCCATTTTGACTGTTCAAAAAAGTCAAGATGTACCCATTCATTTTTTCTCTTTATCAAATCTATAGCTATATTATCCCAATCTTGAGCTAATACAAATGACTCTATTTCCTGTTTCTTCTCTACTACTGTACTATATTCAAATGAATCCCACTCGTAGTGAAAAACTTCAAATACATTCCCATCTTGATCAACATAATCTAAACTGATATCAATACCCCACTTAGGTTTCATTTTAATCAGCTTCCATAAAAGAGGATTGTCCTGTGCAACAATTGTTAATTGTATCAGAGCATCTCCTGTAAATCCCTTGCGTTGAAATAAGTCACAATGGTTTAAGTGAACTCCACTTTTATTTTTATCTGAAATAATCCAGTCTTGCCTAAGGGTTAGTTCATGTCTTCTTATTACAAAAGGGCAGTTATTTGCTGCTGCAAAAGCTTGTTCTGCTGTAGTTAAATGATACCCATTCTGATCAAATAAATCAACACAATCTACATTTGCCAATTGTAATGGATTTAACAATGGTTTATCCCAATACGCATCACTCTCGAATTGATTATCAGTTAGTGTTAATACCATTTACTCCTCTTTATCTTTTATTGGACCTCCAACTACCCATGCATCACAAGTTCTAGCTGCTGCACATTTGAATTTTAAAAATCTACAGTATCCTAATTTACCTGCTTCAATTACATCGTAAGGATCTTCTGAACCTTCATCACTTCCTATTCCCTTAGCTATACAGTCTAGTGTCTTTTCTGTTATATCAAAAGCAGCACAGTTACCACATAGTGATTGTTTTGCTTCTTGTACATCATCCAGTTGCCACATCTCAGCTTTTTTATTCCAAAACTTATTATTAGGTAAGCTCGGATTCATAGGACCATATCCCTGATCTTCAATAGCTTTTTGTCTATTTTTTAGATTAAGTTCTATATCTTGTGTTGGCTTAGGGCATTTTGCTTCTGCCTCTGATACTATCTGTAGTAATTTCATTATTTATTCTTTATTAATAATTCTCCTAATACTTCTAGTCTTCCTACCTCTCTTTGAAATTCAATTTGAGACATATCTAAAGAGATTTTTTTATAAGTCTCTTCAAACTCTTTCTCTGCTTTTTCCATATCAAGCTTTCCTTCAGAAGCTTTTTTATAATATGGAGCTTTTACTTTAAAATGGTGCCAAGTAAGTAAAGCAAGTCCCCCTTTTTCATGAGCATTTGATGCTATTTTAGCTGCTCCTTCTCCTCTTGTTTTAGCGAAGTCCTCTAAAGCCTCTTTAGCTTCTTTTAGTAATTGTAGTAGTTTCATTTAGACTTTTTTACTTTAACACAAATATCTTTTCCGTCTTTTGTACCTGCATACCTATAGCCTTTCCAGCATGCTTTACCATCTGTTCCTTTTACTTTCTCAGACAGTATCTCTCTGATTAGTTCAGTTAAATATGTTCTATTTACCTTGGCCACGGTTTAATTTTTTATAGTTCTTAGAACTTTTTAAAGAAGATGTTTTTGACTTAGAATGAATACCTGGTCTTGATACCTTTGCCTTTACCAGTTTTGTAGTGGTTGCTGCTGCTTTTACCTTTGCCATTTTGCCTTTTTACAATAAATAGGCTTATTATTCTAAATGTTTTTTAGCATGTGTAAGGAATTCCTGTAGATTCTTTAATGCTTCTTCTTTTACTTTTGTATTATTATTTGACCAATCTTCTACATCCCCTTGCTCGGTTACAAAAGTATCTACTTGGTTTATTTGTTCAAAGAAATATTGTTCCATATCCTGAAGGAATACCTTTAATCCTCCTTTAATCATAGACTTCTCATACTGTTCATAAAGACCTGCTTTTCTTAAAGCAGCTTCATATTCTACAGTACAGGGATCAAAACAAAATCCATGTATCTTATACATTTTTTGAGCAAGCCAATGCTTCATAGGACCTCCGCATTTGGGGCATTTTAAAGGCATTTGCATGGCTTTTTTAGCTGCATCCAGTTTAGTTATGTTTTGCTTGATTCCATCCTTGATTGTCCAGGTACGTCCGCTTTCCTCCCATACATCTCCTTCGTTATGGATTTCATATTGCTTTTCGTACCCTACTCCGGCTGTTGTTTTTGCTGAGAAGTCTTTTTTTACTAGATTCCTAACTCTTTCTACGTCTTTTGACTTGAATTCTTTCTTAAGTAAGCTCTCGCCCATAACCAAGTTCTTTTAGTTTGTTTATAACTGATTGGATTTCTCCATCTTTTACCTCTAATGCTATTCCTCCTTTAGAAGCAAATGCCTCTAGGTTGGAAGGTTTATCATCTATTAATATAGCATTTTCATTTGCAAAATCCGACTTAGCTTCTCCAAATCTAAATTCTACAGGCGGTGCTTGAAATGTATCGTAAATCTCTGCTATGTGATTTTTAACCCATAATCTTTTCCCCAGTCTTGAAGTATTATCTTCTGATGGTGATGTTAGTATGGTTGGATTGTATGGTTGAATAAATTCCCAAAGTGCTTTTCCGTTTGGCATCCATTCCATTTCTGACCAAAACTCTAATCCAATATATTGATCAATAAATCTCCAAAATTCTTCCTGTCCTTCTAGTTTTTCAAAGTGTTTAGGTCTTGTTACTTGTGCAATAACTGTTTTTGAGTAGTATTTTGGACCTTCTTGTTGTAGGAGAGTAACAAACCTTTTTTCAAAGTCTGTTAGTACTCCATCCATATCACAGTAGATTTGATATTTTAGTACGAAGTCTGATTCTTCTAATAGTAAGTCTGTTAAATTTCCCATAACCTTTTTTATTTTATAGTGATTGTCTTATTCCTAAAGCTGGCATTCTATCACGCCACATTTTTAATATTTTACTTCTCTGTCTTGGACCTAATTCTTGAGAATCTAGATATGTATTTACTACATCTGCGAAAGGCTTTCTTTCTTTTTTAGCTCTAAATAGTAATCCTTGAAGATTTGCATCTATTTCTTTTTCTAAATGAAAGTATTGATTTCTTCTTGATTTTCTAGCTTTTATTCTATCTCTTTGTTCTTGATCATCTGTCATTCCCTTATTTGGATTAGATGTAGGGCCTCCTATATTATGGGTAAGATGTTCAATTTCATGTCTTACAATATCTTTTACGGTCATAGAAATCTCTTCCCAAAATTCAGGTAATAATTCCTCATCTACATCAATATCTATTCTAATAAAATCCCCTAGCTTATCTGTACCAGCTCCTGTTTTCTCACCTACATCCATTTTTCCTGTCTCAAAAGTCAGTTCAAGAGTTGCTTCTACATCAAACTCTCCACCTAATGCTTGGTATGTTTTCTTAAACTGTACTCCGTCTTCTCCTGAATCTATAGCTTCTTTCCAAGCTCTAAAGACGTCAGAGGATACCATGTTTGATAATTTATCGTATTTACCTTCTGCCATAACCTTTTTTTTTGAATCACCATTTTTACTCTGTTTATCTGTCCACTCTCTAAATGTAATGTTTCCTAATAGGTAAGCTTCTTTTTCTATTTCCTTAAGATATTCATCTTCATTTACATTACTGGTACTGATTCTACCACCACCTATTCTTCCTTCTAGATTCTGAATATGATGGATCATTTCATGAGTAAAAGATCTACAAACATCTTTAGGATGTCTTCCCAGAGTATATAACATCACTTCCATACTATCCGGTCTGTAGTATGCTGTTTTTCCGAAAAAGTCATTTGCTTGTTCTGGATCTTTTTTAATTTTAATATCCGGAAGTGGTAATATATTCATTCTCTTATCAAGCATGTATCCTAATATAGATGCAAGATACGGTGTATAATCAAAGCTATCTCCTTGCATTTCTGTTAACGTACCTTGAAAAGGTGTATAGTCAAAACTTATAGGATTCTCAACTTTATTAGTTATAACTATTCTATCTTGTTGAAAGTCTATCTTAAATCTTTCATTAGGTACATATTGCTTTAGGTCGTCGTATAGTTTATTTAATTCTGCTCTATCGGCAGAAGGAATTGCAGATGATGCTGCAATAGGTGTTCCTGAAGATCCTTCTTTTACTACCTTCTTTGGGAAAAAACTTGCAAGTACCTCATCAATTGTATCTAACATTTTATCTTCTATTGATTTTCCTACAATAATATCTCTATATTTCTGCTGATCTACTCCATCTGGTAGGTAGGGTGTTAGGTCTCCTCCGGTTTTTAACGCTATTCTCACATCAGTAGCACTCAGATTCCCAGCTGCATTATCATAGTTTTTTACTTGAACATTTTCTGGTACTTCACCAAATCTACGTAGATCTTCTTCTTTACCAAAGACAGCTATATATTGCTGGTCTGGATTGGCTTTAAATATTTCGTATGCTGATACAACTGGACTTGCTGCAGGAACCGGTAGTGATGAATCGTCTGATCTAAATACTTTAACATTTGATGGTAGGTTAAGTAGTTTAAAAATCTGCAACGTCTGATCTGCAGTAACTGACTGCTCATCTTGTAACCTATCCTGTATTTTCTGTTGTTCTTTCTTACTTTTTGGATTACCTCCTGGTTCTGTTTTTGGTGATACTAAAACAATTACCTCGTCTGCATCTGCTGCTGCTGCTTTAATTCTAGCTACGTGATCTTTATGTGGTGGTTTGAATTTACCAGGAAATACTGCTATTACTTTTTGATTATCATGTTCCTGTAAAGCAGCTACAGTCTCTTTATCTGCTAACTTTTTATTTCCTTTCTCTGTGCCTATCTCAGCATCACTAGGTCTTACAACTGTTTTGAACATTCCTTTAATTCGTTCTAGTGATCTTCTTTTAAATTTCTTTATTTTTGCTATAATAGTGTCAAAGTTATCCTTTTTTATATCTATACCTAAAGCGATTAGTATTGTTATAGCTTTGTTTATATCTGTTGATCTCCAAATTTCCTTCGATTCACTTGACTTTCCGTATTCTGGTACTATGCTTAAGGTTAGTTCTGTTGTGTTTAAGCTGAATTCATACTCCTGATCTTCTCCTGGTTTTTCTGGATTGTTTATACCTAACTTACTGAATAATTTATACAGTTCTTTATCACCTAACTCATCTGAAGCTGCTTTAACTATCCCCATCACTAATCCCTGCACTTCAGCTGGTAGATCTAACATGTTATAGGTAAGTTCTGCTTCTTCTTCACCAATAGATATAATATTATCTATTTGTACATACTCATCTTCCCTTCCTGCTATTGGATATAGTATTGATACTATATTACCATGTATAAAGTATTTTTTACCACCTTTATGTGGCATAGTTGGTATCTCACCAAGTTGTGATAAGAATTTAGCAAACTCCTGTTTTAACTGGGCTCTGTGTTTTTTGATATCGCCTCCTTGTGGTGTATCCTCTTTAAATGCTAATACAATATCAATATCACCATAACTATATTTATCTCTCCTGTTTCTTACCCCAGTGATGTTATATGAGCCATCTAATCCTAGTGGCTTTAGTACATTATCTCGATAATTACGAATTGTTTGCTTTAGATTTTCTCTATCAATTCGTGATCCTCCTGCTGCTCCGCTCATAGTTATATTTTATGTATTAACATTATCTGGTTCATATGCTTTTGCATTCTTTAATTGCTGCTTAAACATATTTATTGCTATTTCTTTTTCTTCGTTAGTTAAGTTGTCCTTAACGTACTGCATTAGTCTATCGTAGTTACGCACTATGTCCATTGTTAGTGGTTGCTTTGGTTTATACTCTGCATTAAACACTTTTATTGTTTCTTCTGGTGTTGCTGCTACGATTTCATTATCAGCTTTTCGTATAAATCCTTTTCCACTTTTAAAAGTATATCCTGCTGCAGCAAACATTGCTAGCATTAGTTGACCTCTATGTAATCCTTTTATTAGTGCTTTCTTTAGATCCTCGATATTTTTTATCCCATATTTACTAGCTAGCTTATTTATATCTCTACTATCGGGATCATTTGGATTTCCATAATACTCTTTAGATGCGGCTTCTAATGTTCTTAAATACTTCTCATCTTCACTATCGATTTTAGGTAATTCTGAGTTGTATCTGAATTTTAACCAGTCCATATCTCCGATGTCTAGATCTAGTTGAGCTCTTCCACCTGTTCCTCCTGATTTTAGGTATTGGGGGAATGAGAAGTGTATTGATCCAGCTCCTGATGCTTTATCGCTAGCGTATAGTGTTTTTGATTGTGAGTTTACTTTTTCTACTATTAGTGCTATTACTGTTCTTAGTTGCAGTTGTTCATCACTAGCAGTTTTTGCTGCTAGTCTGTATTTTGTATATAGGTCTACAAAGCTATCTTTATCGATACCCCATCCAGCTAGGTCTGCTAGTATTTGTACCTCTGTCTCATTACCTTGTTTATCTGTAAACATGAAAGATTCTTTTGGTGTATTTAGATCAACAAAAAAATGCTTTACAGAATATGCTATATCTATGTCTCCAGATTTGAATGCTGTACCTGTTGATCCTAACCAATTATCTTTGCTATTAATAGCTTGAATTGATTCTTTCTTTTGTTTAAAAATGTTAGTTAACTCTTGTGTAAATTTTTCAATTGTGAGTTCGATATCATTTCTATCTATATCGTTTGTTTGGTATTCTGGATTATCTTTAAAGACTCCTC